TTTAGCTTTCTCTGATTTCTTTTTGTGTTTCTCGGTCATAACCTCAAGCACAGATTCGTTGAGCCTCGCGAGGGCTATCGCTTCGTTGAGCGTGCCGAACATTCCCCAATTGGTTGAGCGGTCCCACGCCCCGCCATCCAAACACCGCACATCATAGCGCGTGTCACCGCCCCAATGCGCGCGAAACGCCTGGCGGTCACTTTTGGTCTTGCAGTAGTTAGCCTGAGTTCTCACAAATGGCACGTCTTCCCAGGCTCGTGAGCGGTCAGAGCGGGCGTCGTTTGGTGTGCTGTCGAAGTTTGCCGGCAGCACGGGATTTATCGGGACGCCGTCAATTACGTCGTCACACTTGAACCGGAATTTGCGGCCGTCCGCCGTGAGCGTGATTGTTTTCATAGTCATATCCCGAGTACTTTCGCGACGCTGGCCTTGTGGTACAACCTGTAACCACCCAAGTGCAGTATGACGCACGTCAGTTGCCCGCTGCGCTCCAACTCTCTGAGCGCTTTTCGCGGTATCCCGGCGGCAATGACTTCGTTGCGTTTCATAAGCATTTTACACTTGTCGAATTCAACTTTGGTCATCCATCGTCACATTTCTTTTCCTCATTTTCCTCTTTGAATTTTATCGGTTTCGCAGGCTCGACGGCGATGTGCAGCTTCGCCGCGCTCCCCGGGTCAAACCAGGTGTGGATCACCGGGTCGGCCAGGTTCTCGGCGAGGGCGATGTCCGTCTGGTCGAGCAATAGTTCACCGCCTGATTTGTAAACGAACACCGCCAATATCCGCCGCAAGTTCAAGTGGCTCTCGGACAGGCGCAGCGTCTGCCGCCGCAACGCCATCGTCAGGTCCATGATGGCTTGTTCGTTTTCGGCAATTGAGTTCACAGTATCTGCCTTAGGTCGTAGACCACGCCTGGCGGCAGTTGCTCTTTTAAGGCGATCTCCAGTTCCGTCGCATCGTGGTCCTTGTGCACCATAATGCGATGCACAAATACTTTGACAGGTATTCCTCGATCGGTCTTGCCTTCCCAGAGCCGGACAGGCACGCCCTCGATTTTCGTCAGTTTCTCCGTCGCTACGATTTCCAGTTTCATTTTTCAATAGCTCCCACCACCCCGCGTTTTCATCACTCCTGGTTCCTGATGGCGCAGCCTGGCCAGCGCCATGTAGCGCACCAGGTCCACGAAGTCTTTGCCGGCGCCCTTCTCCCCGTCACGGCCGGTCCAGTTCTGCATCGCCCAAACCACCTGCTTGCAATCCTCGCAGACGTAGAACCGCGGCGCGTTGATAATCGCGCACAGCGGCCGCGTCGGGTCCCAGAACAGCAACTCGTCAATCGCGGTCAGGCCTTCGGTCGCTTTCTCGCCGCTCGCCGACAAGAACACCATCGGCTCGTCGATGATTGCGCCCGTCTTGGGGTCGCGGGCCGGCGTCGCGAAGTCATCAGCGATACACGTCCCGCCCTTCTCCGTGATGTGCGGGTTGCTCGCCGCCCGCGAGTCAATGTATCGCCCGCAAATAACTTCTTGGAGCTTGGAGCTTGGAGCTTGGAGCTTGCTCGCCCCCGCCATGCGGAGCCGATGCGGGTCTTTCTCATTCACGCACACCCCATCTCGACAAATCGGCGTGAACGCTTCCTCGCTCCGGAACAGTTTCCTGTATGTGACCACGCCGTAGCCCAGCGTGTTCTGCGCCGGGCCTGGGTCGCCGTCGAGTTTGTTCGGCAACGTCGAGGGCACCGCCCATTCCCCGTGGCGCTGCGCGTCGGGCCAATCCCGATAAATGTAATACGAGGGATTGTCCCCCGGTGTCACCCGCACCCAGAACGTGGCCCAGTTTCTGGCCCCGGCCGGGTCCAGGAACTGAAAATTTGTGCCGACGGCCGGCAAGTGTTCCCGTCGAATCACGTTCCAAGCGCCAAACAACGGAAACGCCCGCCAGCCCGTATCCCGCGCAAAACCGTAAGCGCGCTTCTCAGCGAATTCGGACGGCTGGCCGGCACAAAGCTTTTTAATCTGCGCGTAATGTTTGCCGAACGGGTTCAAGTCCGAGTGAAAATAAATCACGCGAGCATCCCGCATGAACGGCTCCTGGATGTAAGGCATGTGCCCGATGGGCAACCCTGGGAGATTCTGCCGGTCCGCCAGCAGCTCCGCCGGCCGGCTCTTGATCGTGCGCGCCGCGTTCCCGACGATTTCCTTGATGGTCGTCGTCAGTCCACGCACCGGCGCGTAAGTCCACAGAACTTTGCCCGCACGCGAGGCCAGGCGGAAGAACAACATCTTGAGCCAAGGCAACGGCATGTTCTCATCCGCCCAGGCGCCGACTATCGGTTCCTGTTTGGCTCCCAATTCCCAGCCCTCGAATGATCCGGGATCCTGCTTGTAGGACACGAAGTAAAGCTCGCTGCGATTAGGCAGCACCAGCTTGCCCTCGGTGAACCCGCCCGCCTGGCTGTATTTGATCTTGAACACCGGGTTCGACCTCCCGTTGAGAGCCTTGATTTCCGGCGGCAGAAATTTCCAGATGAGCTTTTGCTGTGTCGCGATTGAAGTCTCCTCTGACTCGTGCAAACACATCAGCACGGCGTCCTCATACTTCATCAGATTGTGAACGAACCGTTTTGCCGCGTATTCGCTCTTGCCCGCCCGGTTCCCCCCGAAAACGATGAGCAAAAGCACTTTTGCCAGGAGCGCGTCGGCGTCCCGCCAATGGTCGAGCTCGAACCCCCATCGGTAGGGGTTGGCTTCTGACAACTCGATGAGTTTCTCACGCTCCAGCAGCTTCCCCATCAACTCGGACAGGCTCTTTTCGTCACCCAGGAACGATTCCATCTCCTCCAGTGTCGGAATGGGGAGCAGTGGGTGCGGCGTGGGCACAAACGCCTTGCGCGGCTGGACAGCGCGTTCGTTTGGGGGTGTGGCGGTCATTTGTAGCCGAAACCAGTTCGGTGTTGTTGGAAATCGTCGCCCGCATCGAAAGCGGCTTTGAGCTTCTGGCAAATCGTCTGACACTCCAGGCGACTCTCCGCCACCGCCACGACAATCCAGTCTGAGTCGGCATTGCGTCGTTGGAGGTAGGTTTCCATATTGCGGGTCAGCATCTTGTCGACCGTCTGAATGTGAAACGTCGCCTGGCGCGAGCTCCATTCCAAAACCCAAATTTTGTTGAATCCGGCAACGCTCACAATTCCTCTTGCTGATAACCTTCCGGCTCGCGGTCTTCTTTGGCTCGGATGAACGGGGTGAACCGCATGCTCGCCTTGTGGAACAAGAGTTCACAGCAGCCGGTCGGGCCGTTACGCTGTTTGCAGATCAAAAGGTTTCTCCGGTCCGAGTGCAGGCACCAATGGGCCTTTTCGTCGGCCATCTCTTCCTCCTTGTTCCGCGGCCATGGTTGGTAGAGCGCCGCGACGATGTCCGCGTCTTGTTCGATGGCTCCGCACTCGCGCAAATCGCTCATCTGCGGCAGCCGTTTGGGGCCGCGTTCCAGTTCCCGGTTCAACTGCGCCATCACGATGATGGGCACATCCAGTTCCTTGGCCAGCGACTTTATCGCTTTGGAAATGGCGGTGATTTCATCGCGGCGTTCGCGGTACTCCTTGTCCCCTTTGATGAGTTGCAGGTAATCAATGAGGATGAGCCGGATACCGTGCTGGCCGTGCAATCGGCGCGCTTTGTTGCGAATCTGCCACACCGTTTGCTCACCGGAATCGTCAATCCACAGCTTTGCTCCCGATATCTTCGCGATCTCTTGCGTGACCGGCGCCAGGTCCTCGTTCTTGGGAAAGCCCGTCCGGAAATATTGGTAATTTCCGCCCGTCCGTTGGAACACCAGCCGTGAGCCAAGTTCGCGCTTGGTCATTTCCAGGCTGAACACCACCACGGGCATTTTCAGGTCAACCGCCACGTGCCCGACGATTTGCATGCCGAAACTGGTCTTGCCCATGCCTGGCCTGGACGCCGGGACAATCATCTGGCCTCCTTCCATTCCCAAAGTCATTTTGTCCAGATAAGGCGCGATGCCCATCGGGATGCCGAGCACTGCATCGCCCCTGGCCATTTGGTCCATGCGGTCCATGACCAGCCCCATAACTTCCACTGCCGAGGATTCCTTGGGCACTGCCCGCTCCGCCATCAACGTCATCAGGTCCCGCTCGCACTCATCGAGCACCTTCTCACACTCCGTTTCGGTCGTGAGCATCTTCCCGGCAATGTCCCGGTTCACCTCCAACATTCGCCGGCGCAGATACTTTTCCCGGACAATCGCCAGGTAATAGCTCAGATTGGCTGCGGAAGGCGTGTTGTCTACGATGGTGCTCAGAAATGCCAGGCCGCCGATGCCACCGAGTTGGCCAGCGTCCTTAAGTTTCGTGGTCAGCGTTACCAAATCAACCGCCAAGCCGGCGTTGTGCAGCACCAGTATGTGATGCCAAATCGTCTGATACCGCACGTCAAAGAACGCCTCCTCATTAGGCAATTGCTCGAGCGTGTCGTCGATGCAGAGCTTAGGGTCCAGCAGGCAACAGCCGAGCACACCCGCCTCGGCTTCTGCGGCGCTGGGAAGCTGTGGGTGGCCACTCATAGGTCTCGGATGTCCTTTTCCACCTGGGCAAGGGCGTTCAAAAGTTCCCTGTAACCCAGTCGGTCTGACGGCGTGACATTTTGTTCCACGTAACACATGCTCCGGCGGTTGGCCGGATGATTGTCGATGGCCTTCTGCAGCTTCTTCTCTCGGGCTTCCAACACATAAAGCCGCTGCGTCGAGGTCTCTTTTCCGGATTGGTGATTTTGGGCTTGATATCTTCGGTTCTGCAAAATACGTTCGCTCAGAGCTAGACCAAAATCGGTTAATTCGGTCTTCCCTGTTCGCCACCTGCCCGTCAGCGGGTGGCGATGTTTTTCCAGGTCCTTGAACGCTTGCATCGTCTCCGCATCGCTCCAGTCCGCCCCAAGTTTAAGCTGGAGCGCCTGCCATTTTTTGGCTTGCTCAGGCTTGTAGAGGTGGAACGGCTCGGATGGCAACTTCACCTCCTCCGTGCTTTCCGTTTTTTGCGTGCAATTCTCCTTGTCCACGTCCATCGCCCGACCCGCCGTTTTTTTCTGCTCTGCCGACGCAACGGGATCAGCTTCCTGATTCTTCGCGTTTTCGGAGTCTGAAACCATTAAAGGAAGTACTTCTTCTTCTTTATGAGTACCCTTAAATGGGTACCGATCGTCTACCCTCGTTTCGGTATTGGGACACGAAACGAGGGGTTTCGGGACTTTTGCACGGTGGTTCTCAATACCCCTCGTTTCGGTATTGGGATTTTTCTTCTTGGTGAGTTCCCCCCAGTGGTTTCCAGTTGGTGGAACCCACTGGGAAGCAGTCGTTAGA